GGGCTACCCTGCCCCTCCACACTTACATACCAAACATTCACCTGATTGGTTCACTGTATGTTTATGCACCTAGTGCTCACTAACCCTATTTTATTTATCTTCATTTAATTTGGTATTGCTTTTAATCCTTACAACCTTGCCTGTTTATCGATTTCTTTTGAACCTGCCCTCCTCTTGTTAACCCGCTTCCTCATAGCGTAATATATTTTTATCCTCGGCTAGTGCCCATCCTCAATGTAACGCCATGTTATCTGTACCCTCCCAAACCCAAAAACAACTCAACACCATTTTCGCTGAATCTCGACCTGTCGAATCCGAAATTGGTAAAATCCGTGGTATTTCCAATGCCACATCAAACCAAACTTCAGTATCTAATGCTGAGTCCGAATACGACCTATCTTCCTACTTCTCTAAGGAACTTTGCGTCTATAATGGTTCTTGGTCTTCTTCCTCCCCTGCCGGTACGACCATAACCACCCTTGAACTTCTTACCATACTCAGTAGAAAAGCCATTACTCCACAATACAACTTGCTTCGCTCGATCACATTTTATCGCGCTGGTATTCGAATTCGTGTCCAAGTTAATGGTACTAAATTTCATGCTGGCATGCTCATCGGTTCATTCATTCCGCTTAATCGACCTGTCCCTGATGGTACATTCTTTGTTGGACCAACTTTAACCGGTTATCCGAATGTCAAAAATCGCGCCAATTCCAACAATGTGACTGAAATGATCATTCCTTTTCAACACATGCGTGATTTTCTTAATTCTTACACATTGAAGGAAGGTGATTATATAGGCAATTTCTACCTGTCTGTACTTAATCAACTTACTCCATCAGCTACAGCTTCACCAACCATACCGATTTCAATCTGGGTCTCTGCTGTTCAACCAGAACTTCATAATATCATCCCTGACCACGAACTACCGTATTTTACACCCACCTCTGGCTTAGAAGCTCTTATTTCAACTGTTTCGTCTACTGCTAGTAACATCAGTGGTGTTGTTTCGAATCTTGCTCAAGGAAATATACCAAATGCCCTCGTTGGAGTAGGTAAAACTGCTTCTGGTATTGGTCAATTTCTTGGTGGCCGAGATTACCCTGTCAATGCTGCCCATGATGACAAGCAACTAGCTTTATCCAATCCTGTTATAGCTCATGGAGCTGGTGTCAGGAACGCTGTCGTTCTTGACATTAACCCGATGACTGAACATATTCCGGATACATCCCACACTGCGACTTCAACTGATGAAATGGACCTTCAAATGGCTATCCAAATTCCGATGCTAATTAGTCAAGTTTCCGTTACTACTTCCCAAACCTCTGGTGACATAGTTGCTGTTTTCCCTGTTACACCTATGTACATCTTTGGTGAATCGACTGCTGGAGACACTGCTTACACCCTTCAACCCACCTTTTTAGGTTATGTTGCTTGCGCTTTTGCCAAGTGGCGTGGACCTCTTCAATATCATTTCCA